CTGAATATTTACAATCAGCCTGTAACACTAGCTCCTACAACGGTTGCAAGTCCTAATGCTGCCTATCAGAGGATGGCAAATTTCTGGGGTTTGGTTGAAGATCTGAAAGAGGGAACATATAAGATTAGGAGTGAGCATAGAAAATATTTAAATCAAGAACCGAGAGAAACAGATGACGCTTATGATACAAGGCTTGCAAGGTCAACAGTAGTGCCATATTTACAGCGTATTGAGAAGATGTTGTCAGGTATGCTGGTAAGAAAACCTATCAGACTTGATGATGTATCTGATTTAGTGCGAGAGCAGTTATTTGATGTTGACCTTGAGGGCAATGATCTCAATGTGTGGTTATATCAGACAGCTAGGGTTGCTATTTCTTTCGGTCATGTCGGTGTTCTTGTTGATGCTCCAAAAGATGGAGAGAAGGCGAGGCCATATTGGGTTACTTATGCACCTAAAGATATTCTTGGCTGGAGGACAGATATTGTTGACGGGGTAAGAAAGTTAACTCAACTTAGATTGATGGAACAGGTTGTTGAGTCTGATGGTAAGTATGGAGAAAAGATTGTAAAACAAATTAGAGTCCTTGAGCCTGGTAGATATGAAATCCACAGGAAAAATAATAAAGGTGAATATAAATTACATGATGAAGGAGAAATGAGCATAAAAGACAAGATTCCTTTTGCTGTTGCATATTCAAACCGAGTTGGTTATTACGAAAGTCGAAGCCCTTTGTATGACATAGCAGAACTAAACCTCAAGCATTATCAGATACAAAGTGACCTTGATAATATTCTGCACATCAGTTCTGTTCCATTGCTTGCAGTTTTTGGTTATCCAAATGCAGATGAGATAACAACAGGCCCGAATGAAGCATTATCTTTACCACCTGAATCAAGGATGGAATACGTCAGCCCATCGGGTGACAGTTATGACAGTCAGTTTACAAGATTAAAAGATATTGCAGATCAGATCAATACTTTGTCACTAGCTGCGGTACTTGGTCAAAAATTAGTTGGTGAGTCAGCAGAGGCCAAGAGGATAGACCGTTCTCAAAATGACTCGACAATGATGGTCATTGCCCAGCAGATGCAAGATCTGATTGATAACTGCCTCAAGTTTCATAGTGAATATCTCAATGAACCAAATGCTGGTAGCAGTTTTGTAAATAGAGACTTTGTAACCGCAAGATTAGAACCACAGGAGATTCAATCATTACTTGCATTATTTACTGCTGGCACTATCAGCCAAGAAACATTATTAACACAGTTAAGCAGTGGTGAGATTCTTGGTGATGATTTTGATGTGGAGGAAGAAGTTGAGGCAACACAAGCTGGTGGGTTGATCGAAATGGAAGCCCCAACCCAAACAGATGAATCATAATAAATGGCAGTTCCAGAGGCTTTCTATCGTGAAGCGATTGATCTGAACAGATATAGCAATAAGGTTCAGTTTCAAATTGCAAGTCAGTTTAACGAGGTAATTTTAGATGTTCTTAGAAAGATAAGAGATCTTGAGGGTAACAGTCCAACCACGACTGCAAGACTACGATCAATATTAGCTCAAATGGTTGATAGCTTAAAAGGTTGGGAAAATGAAAGTGCAGCTTATATGATTGATGAATTGCAAAACTTGGCAGAGTTTCAAGTTGGTTTTGTGCGAGATCAACTGCAAAGGGTTTTACCAAAAGGGGAGTTTCAAGTAAATACTGTTGCTGTTTCACCTGACTTTGCAAAATCTATTGTCACAAAAGATCCAACTGCTATGACTATTAGATTGAGAGATAAAGATGGTGTGTTTAGATCTGCTCAGTTTGCATTGACGGCAAAAAGAGGATCAGAGATATCATTACCAAACGGCAAAAATGTAAAAATATCATTTAGAGGTATTGCTGAAGATTCTGCCTCAAGATTGTCAAGGGCAATCAGACTTGGTGTTTTAGAAGGCGAGTCTTTACCGAAGATTGTGAAAAGGCTTAAGGGGCCAAACCTTAGATTTAATGCCAAACCACAAAATGCAATTGCATTGAACTCTGCCTTAAAAAATTCTGAGGGGATGCTTCTATCAAACAAACAAATCCAAACTGTTGTAAGAACAACTGTCAACCAAGTGCAAAATGCAGCAAGTCAGGCGGTGTATGCAGCGAACAAAGATATAACAGGCAAATATCAATATGTCGCAACACTTGATGCTAGAACAAGTTCTATTTGTCAAAGATTAGATGGTCAGTTGTTTAGATATGATCAAGGGCCTGTTCCTCCACAACATTTCAACTGCCGATCGACTACTGTTCCTGTTATTGATGATGATGATTTGCGTAGACGTTTTCCTGATACTAGGCCAAGTGCAACAGGCCGTGTTCCTCAAGATACAAATTACGCAACATGGTTAAAAGATAATCCTGATTTACAAGACAAGGTATTAGGAAAAAAGAAAAGATATTTCAATTATTTGATGAATCCTAAACGAGGAACAAAACAACTTAACGCCACAAATGCATTAAAAAAAATTATCCGAGAAGATGGAACAGAGTTAACATTAAAAGAACTAGCTGCAAAATACAAAGATGCCAATTAAAAAAGGAACATCACAAAAAACAATCACAGGCAATATCAGAATGTTGATGAGAGAAGGTAAATCAAGATCTCAAGCAATTGCGATTGCATTATCTACAGCAGGCAAAAAGAAAACAGCTAAGAAACGGAAAAGGAAGTAAGATATAAACAGTTACTTTTATTGTTATGCCATCACACTATGGATCAATGAAGCCAAAGGGTAAAAAGAAAAAAAAGAAGGGAGGTAAAAAATAATGGGATATACATTCAAAGTCCAGACTTATGATGAGTCGAAGCCAAAGGCTGAAAAAGAAACAAAACCAGCAACCAAGAAAAAAGCTAAAAAGTGACTAGAAAATTTAGGCGAGTTCCAAAGGACAAAAAGACAGGTGTTCCAAAAAAATATCTGTCTGGAGCAAAGAACAAGGCAGCGAAAGCTGCTGAGATCAAGAGAACTGCCGAAGCCTACAGAAAAGGAGAGTTTATTGATATAAAAGCTGTATCTAAATCACGCACCAAACAAAATGTCACAGGCAAAAAGAAGAAAACCACTAAGCGAAAGCGTAAAAGCTAGCCTTAAGAAAAAAGCAGAAGGCACTCGCTTTTTTTATGGTGAACTTGCAGAAGTTTACCGCAAGGGTCAGGGTGCTTACCTTGGTGCTGGATCTCGTAATGTGCCGATGGGTGCGTGGGCAATGGGCAGAGTGAATAGTTATATGACAGGTAAAGGTGGAGCAAGAACAGCAGACGCTAAAATTTATTCAAAATATCAAAAGAAAAGATAATGGCTCCATTAACAAAAAAACAAAAAGAAACGCTAAAAGCTCATTCAGTGCATCACACTAAAAGGCACATGAATTATATGGTGCGAAAAATGCGTGAGGGCATGAGTTTTGCAAGAGCGCATAGAATGGCACAGGAGAAGATAGGTAAATGACAATCAAAAGAGGTGGCCATACTTTTCAAGGGGTTGATAAACCAATCAGAACTCCAGGTCATTCAAGTGGCAAATCTCATGCTGTAGTTATCAAACAAGGCGATGGATTTAGACTTATTAGATTTGGTATGCAGGGAGCAAAAACAAAACCACCAAGAAAGGGTGAAAGTGATGCTGATAAGGCAAAACGTAAGAGTTTTAAAGCAAGACACGCAAAAAATATTGCAAAAGGTAAGACAAGTGCAGCTTATTGGGCTGACAAAGTAAAGTGGAGTTAGTATATTAATAAATATTACGATTTTTTATGTCAGAAGAGCCAATCAAGCCAAACCCTTCTCCTGAACAATACGCAGCTTTACAGGAAGAGTTACAAAAACTAAAAGCTAATAATGCAAAATTATTAGATCAGAATATAAAAGCAAAAGAGGCTGGAAAAGCTATCCCACCAGATGTTGATGTAAATGCCTTGATTGCTTATAAGCAGAAAAAAGAACAGGAAGAACTTGAGGCACAGGGTAAATATGAAGAGGCAAGAGAAAAACTTGCATCTCAATATCGAGAAGCAGAAGAATCTAAAAATAAAAGAATACAAGAGCTAGAACAAAGACAGAGAGAACTTGAAGTGGAAGCCCCTGCGGTCAGTGCATTAGCTGATGTGGTACATGATCCACAATATGTATTGTCAAGAATAAACAGAGATCAACTTGCAAGAGAAGCTGATGGCACTGTTGTTAT